TCAATGAACGTATCTTTGAAGCGGCATTTTTCAATCCCGTATCAATTATATCCAACCCTGCTACTTTGTTAAAATGTTTTGCCACTTCTCCCGGGCTTTCCTCTAACAGGAAAAACTGCTCAATTTGTCTTTGATAATTTACATGTGAGATGTTTAAGGCCTTTTCTACCTCTTCCGGCACCCCGGCACCAATGGCTTTAAATTGCATGTCATTGAGCTTATACAAATTAGTATCTTTCCCTTTTTCTCGTACAATTACATCGGCATTTGATGTGGTTACTGTTACACGAGTATCCCCGCCCCACCAACTGCGGAAAGCATCCCCGCCTGGTTTGTTTTCAAATACCCATCTCAAAGCTCTTATTATAACAGATTTTCCGCTGTCCGATGAACCAGTAATAATATTCACTCCCGTATTGAAATCAATTTCCGTACGTTTGTGAGATTGAAAATTTTCTATTTTTAATTTTGTTATCATATTCGTTTTCTTTTTGCAATTCGTTCTAATCTAACGGAAATCTCTTCAACCAATCACGTACCATATACACCTTTGATATATGTATCTCATATTGTGCATTTCTTTTTATTTTTGACGAGAATAAAGAATGTACCTTCCCTGGCTTTCCAACAATAGTAAATATTGCCCCACCTGTCAAAGCAGCTTTGAATTTTTCATTTTCCGCCGCTATATGTGTTTCTTCCGAAACTTCCATATTATCATATACAGTAATTGGATACGACATTGTTTTAATTTTATCTCTAAAATCAGCCGTAGAACCAACACTAATTTTCACCTTTTCCTTCTTACCTGGTTTCAAATTATATTTTTCAATAATTTTATCCAGCAAATCAATCAATTGGATATTATATTTCTTATGTTCAATTCCAGTCATTACAAATCTTTATTTTATAATTTACTACTATTATACAATCACTAACCATTTCATTTAGGTTCATTCATCAAAAATCTTATTATTTCACTGGTAGTGAATGCTACATGAAATACTGCCATAGCATCAGCCACCGCTTCGTTAAAATATTTATGTTTTCCCCATTCTACCTGATACAATTTTGAAATAACATCTATCGTCTGTTGCTTGGTCGCTGATCGCTTATTTAATAGGCATTTTTTCGCATCCTGCTCCGAATACCACTCTACTGGTATATCCTCACAATCCCCTAATGTCTTTACAATGCCTGTGCACAACTGAAATATTAAATTTTGAAAGTCTTCCTTCGCTCTGTTTTGAGACAATAAATTCTTCAATGTCGGGATGCCAGCAAGATTGAACCCCCATCATTGCTCCTTTACGAATTTTCTTTTTCTTATGACCAGGACTGGTGCGAATACAACCTACTCTTACTACTCTTATTACCTTCTTATCCAACTGGATTAATGCCCATCCCCATGCGGTTAATGATGGATCAAAAGCTAATATGTATGCATTTTCTTTTTTCATCTCTTTTTCTTTTTCCGATTACTGCTAAATTTCTGTTCCACTTGCTCCCACAACTCTATCACAGCTTCTTTCAACTCATCCTCCCTTTCCTGTTCTTCTACCATAGCTATCGCCTTTGCCATGTGAGTACCCAGCGATTCTCCCTTCAATTCATACATGGTTGTATTATTGTATTTTTTCAAAAACTGCAAATTTTCCTGAATATTATCCACCCCGTAATCAAAAATAATGGTAACTGGAGCTATCCGGTATGGATTCCATACAGAATTCTTATACACCTCAACTTCGCTCCGTACCCCAATAATCCGGGTAATTGCCTTTCCTTTATATTTTATCTGTTTCTTTAATTTTTCAATCACCTTCATCCGTAACCTTACGCTGGCATAAAAACTAACAGCATGTCCACCAGGGCTCTTATACTTTTGCCCAAACATACCGGCATCCACATTCTCCCGTATCTGATTACTACATACCATTAACAAATTTTTTTGCTTTAAAATGCGGCATGTTTTCCGCAACTGCTCACTTAATTCCTTTGCCCGCCGCATTCCCATTTTGTCTCCTTCATCCTTATCCATCTCTAAATCAGTGCTGAGTGCTGCCAAACTATCCGTCATAATACCATTAATTTTCTTACTGTCTATATCATCCCATTTGCGAACGGCTTCAAACACCTGTGAGACGGTGTCCGGTGTAGCATAAGCAATTTCCTCTGTATTCAAATCAAACATAGCGGCAAATGTTTTATTCAACCGGGCTTCGGGATCATGGAACATTACTTGCCCTTCCTTTCGTTGTATGTACCCTGCTATTTCACTTAACAATACTGTTTTTCCACACCCACTTGGGCCAAAAATTTCAACGAAAATACCCGCAGGTAAGCCCCCTCCTTTAATCCTGCCACCGGATATGGCTAAATCCAATAATGTGCTCCCTGTACTAATAATCATTTCCGTATTACCATCATACTCCGGTTTCTTAGATTTTGAAGATTTCTGATTTTCTACTTGCTCACTTAACTTCGTTGATTCTGGTCTTGCCACCCCTACTCTTCTTTTTGCCCTAGCTTATATTTTTATTTTCAACATTTTTTCCCTGGCTTTATCTGAAAACCCTTTTTCCATCAATATGGTATCTAAATCAAGTAAAAAATCACTAAATACTTCTGTAATATTTGATTTTTGAAGTTCAAATAACCTTTGTTTTTTCTGATTCCAAATTTCCTGGTGCTTAACCGTCCACAACCTCACCAACTCCGATACTGGTTGATTTGCCATTTTCTCAAAAATAGCCTCACTGTCCCACGGCTTTTTGAAAAATAAATTCCGTAAAGCTATTTTCAACAATGCTGATTTCGTGGTATTATATGCTTCAGCGAACAACCATAAACGTAAATAATCTTCCCTGGATAGATATGTACCTACCAATCGATTATCCATTTCTCCAAACTTTTCATGTGCTAATTTCATATTCAAATTTTTAAAAATACAGGTTCCATGAAATGGAACCTGTATAATGTTAACCTACCTACTCACTCTCTTCCTTCACTGCAATGCACTTATCCCAAATATCACACTGATCACAATCATCCGGGAATTCATCTGTATCTACTCCGAATTCATGGTTATAAGGGCATTCCTCACTGGATTTTTTCTTTGCTTTTGACTGGGATTTTGGCTTCCTGGAAGTGGTTTTCTTCTTTGGTTTGGGTTTTTCTTCCTCCTCTTCCTCTGGTTCTTCTTCCTCTTCTTCCGGTTCTTCCTCTTCTGGTTCTTTTAGTACTGGTTTTCTGGAACGGGCTGCTTTCCGAGTTCGTGATTTAGGTTTTTCCTCTTCCTCTTCTTCCGGCATATCATCCTCCATTTTGTCTTCATCAAATGGTTCTTGATCATCCTCTTCTTCATCATCATCCGGTTCCGGCTGTTCTTGCTCAAAAAACAATGTTTCCAATTCTTCATAAGATTTCACATCCAATACCTCATCCAAATTAGCCACATCATCCAAAATAGATTCGTCATACGGCTCTTCCCTTTCCTGTCCGGCATCAATCCTGCCAATATCAACGAAACTATTTTTGGCAAATGTACCTTCTTTTATACGGATTTTCAATGGGAATCCTTCCTCTAAATCCGGGAATACCTCCAAACTTTCATCCACTTCAATCTCTTCATTGAGCACCTTTTGAAACAAATAATCACTGATGTCCCATACATACGGCTTTTCCTCATAATTTGTATAATCCAATGGAATCACATTATACAAATTACGGCGGATTGGGCGTAGAGCATCCGTTTCATCCTTATCAGCACCCTCTTTAAATCGTTTTTTACGATATTCACAAATTGGGCACAGCTTACCAACGCTGGTTGGGCAAACCACCCGTTCATTATCTGCCCCAACGTCCTTATGAACTTTAAATGAACGCTTGTACCATAAGCTGCCAACACCAGCAATTCCTTCATCCTCTTTCTCCCCCTGACGTACATCTCTGTCCGGGTGAGATTTATCCGTAACCTCATACGGAATGAAATCCAGGTACACCACATGATTTTTGGCATCTGGGTCAAATTTTTCAATACCCTTTGGCAGATTCAAATATCCACCACCTGCTCTTTTCTTTTCTTGATTACCAACATCCCGGGTAACTTTACCTCTGAATACGGATTTACTTCTTCTCTTTTTTGCCATAATTTTTTTCCTCCTTTTTATTCTTATTAAACTTATCAAAACTATCTCTCATACCATCTGTCCAAGCCCTTCCAAGCATGAACCCGATTGCATACACCACTATCGGAGTGGCTATTATTATCAATATTATCAAAGTTATTGTTTTCATACATCTTTCCTTTTTTTAATCCGTACTTTTTGATTGGCTTTTTTCGCTTGCTCTTCTTTTTCCCAATCCCGGTTGATTTCCTTTGGGACAGCGGGACCGGCAAAATAATGTTGGCCGTGTAATTTTACGAGATTTTCCAAAGCTGATTTCTTTGCTTCAATGGCTTCCACGGCTTGTCCGGCTATCTTATATTCATGTTGGGCTTCTCGCAATTCCTTCAACGCTTCAATGTATTCATCCTGTAATATAATACAATTGGTAATTGCCCCCTCTGTTACTTTCGATAGCCCAAAATCAACAGGATTTTCCCTAATTTTTCTATCTAACCGGGCTTTCACCCTGTCCAATTCATCTTGAGCTGTTTCCTTTTCAGCTTGTTTATCAGCCAAATGCTGCCCATACCTACCTCTTACTGAAGCTTGCTCCAACCATTCTTTGTCCAAGTTATCC